TTGTAGACATTATTATCTGAATATCCAGTTCATTAGGATGTTTGGTGCCATAAGCATTTATTTGAATAATAGTCCTTCCGGTTCTGTCAGCTTCTTCGGTTGTAAAGTTTTCAAGATATTCAATTTTGGTATCATTATTTTTCCCTACCCCGTCTTCATAGTATTGAAAATCGTCATCCCCGGCTGAAATATCATCACCTATAACCGTACTTGGAGCAATAGCATTATTCTTCACCCCCGTCATCTTACAATTAATAGAGTAAAGCAACTCAGGTAGATTCCCAGCATAAGCAGGAGCCTGTAATAGAGAAGCTATCGTTCTATGTAAATCTCCATGTAAAAATATTGCTGCACCTTGAAGGCCATTCGTGTTCGGGTTGAGCATTATAGATTGCGGACTACTACTGTCATCCGTAATGAATCTTTGAAACTCTGATTTCACATTATCAAAAATAGTATATTTTGATAAAATACCACTACCATTCGAGTCCACAGCTATATCGGTCGGCTCTCGCAATGAAAGATTACATGCAATAAGCTTAAACGGTATAGATGCGATATCTGCTGCCGTTAAGCAATCTTCTATCTGATCGTCTCCTAAAGCCACCCTTACCGTTGACCTGTTTCTTGTTATATTGTCAGTTGTAATCAGTCTGATAATTCCTAAATCTGTATACCAGTGGTTAGATTTAGTATCAGCAGATTGAGCAGATGTTCCTTGTAAGAAGTCAAATACTTCATGCCATACCACATAAGCGGGGCCATCATAACCAAGACCAGGGGCAGGCTCTGTAGGATCAGTGATGTGCCATTGACCATCTATAGTGGTATCAAGGTCTACATCATAAGTCCCTAATGGATTTACAGCCCCACCACTTGTATCGTGGTTTCCATGATTGGGTAGAATATTATCGTTGTTGGAAACATATACTCTATCTTCATTTCTTCCCCACGCTATACTGCCTTGAGAAGTATCTTCCAGCATTCCAAAAACGGCCAACCAACAAACCCAATGATCGTATTCTGTTTTTGCATTTCCTTGATTAGTGACTACATGACCTGTCCCAGCAGAATCATCAACCATCATAGTGTCTATATAACCATAATCATCTGTTATGCACATACCACTTACAAGCAAGGCCCCGGTAAGTAAGTATTCGTGCATATAATTCCAGGAGGTATTGGTATCTCCAACACCTCCCGTTGAACGATCACAAGTCCAATACCATACAGCATGCTCGTCGGCTAATTGAGGCTGATTACGAAACGATCCTGAATTATTATCAGAACTCTGTGTAATTGAATACGTCAGATTTTGATAATCTGTAGGCAGACCATCAACTATTTTTTCACCATACCAGCAAGCTTGATCTATCCCGCCGCCGGGGGCTCCATCCTCCCCTCGCGGAGCCATCGATATTGTAAAAGGACTATTACTAGAACCCGGAACTGTCAGTGTTACATCACCAGCCCCTTCTGTAGAAAGGATGGTAAATTTAACTTGATTAGCGGACTGAGCACCTGCTAACGCTTTAATCGGCTGTCTTGGTGCGAAAGCTGCATTAGCCATTTAAAGACATTCCAATTAAACCAGGGTAAGGATTTTTATTATTATTAACTACTGACTCATATAGCATCCATTCTAGCATTGCTTTAATGAAATTAGGATCAGGTAGAGTTTCCAGATTGAATAACATCATATTGTATAAATGAGTAGAGGTTGTCGCATTAGCCCTTATATGGAGTTTTTCTGCCCCCCACTCTAACGTGCTATTTGTGTCTGATCCTTCCTCGGTTACCAGGTCACTATTCCCATAATGATTAAAAACAGAGCTTCCTGTTAAATCTACAGCAATAGCCTGGCCTGCCGTTGGTATTGTGTCAAATGTAGTATTTCCGAACCTTGCTCCAAACGCATAACTAGCATCCGGCCCCGTATTTGACCACAATCCTATATTAGCATTGGATATATTGATTACATCCCCGTACCCAACTCCTGATAGTCCAGCCGCCCTATGGTCATAGTCAACAATAGCAATAAACAATGCCGTTCCTGTTATCAGGTCAGGTATAGAACCAGATGAGAACGTATTTACAATTTGATCGCCATCAAAAGTAAGCGCGTTTGCTGTACCAAAAGTCATCGTTCCTGCTGTTGGTGTAAACACCGCGCCACTGATCCCATCCGTCATAGTAAGGCCGCTCGTTTCACTACAGGGAAAATGACTAACGATGCCGGGGAAGTTATCAGTATTGACCGGCACCTTTTCTTTAGTATCTAGAGATGAATATGGTTTAATGATCCCCATTTTAATGACCCTCCAAAATTACGTTTGCCGTGATGTCAGCATAAGAATCAGCCGATAGAATCGCATGAATTTTTGTAATTGGATCATCAAATTCCTTACGAAAACGCTCACCAAACTCCACAAAGTATCGATTGCTATCTGAATTTAACGATTCTGCCTCTGTTAACCACACTTTAGCTATTTCGGTGCTTGGTGCGCCGAAACAAACCCAAATACCATTAGATTTATCATGCTCTTCTGCTGTTCCTGTAGCAGTATAATCAATAGTTGAAGCACCATCATTTGATGCAGTAATGACTACCTCGCTAATAGGGGTGCTTGACCAGTCCACCTCCTTTAACACAGCCAGAACATCAGCTATGTCAGTTGGATCGGTAGGCCGCGCCAGCGCATTCATTTCCCTGGGTCGCGCCTGTGTTGTCGGCCCGCTTGGCTGTCTAAGCGTCTCGCCATCTTTTGTAACTATAGAAACGGCCTCTACAACTTCAACTGTGCCATCTTCCCTAGTGATTTTAAGCTGCATAATTATACCCTCTTATGGTAAATAAGAATTATCTTCTTCACTCAATGGCTCAGATACAGTCTGAACACTCAACAATTCTTTAAACATAGCTATTTTTGCCCTGATCGCAGATGTCTCTTTTTCTGACAGTTCTGGATCGTCGTTCTCTTCCCTTAACTCAGTAATGTTAAGCTCCGCCCACCTCTTGAGCTTAATCCATGTAATTCCATTTACATCTATTTTTGGTCTCTCCGCCATTATCCATCACCACCAAGGCCGATATTAGCCCGCACATCGTTCTCTTCCCGCTTAATCTGAATTTCATCGTAGAACTTTTTCGCAGACCAGTCAGCTTCATATTTCTTGATGCCGTAATCAGACTGCAACTTAGCAATATCAGTGCGCTCTTGTACCGCCAGCTTAGTTAACTCAGTTTCCTGTTGAATCTTCTCGCGCTCATAGGAGCCCTGAACTTCGATCTGCTTCTCTTGCAAGATCATTTCTGCGATCTGGAGTTGCATCTGTAGCTTCATTGTCTCTGGATCAGGCGGCTGATCTTCTTGCCCCTCCTTATTAGCCTCAAGCTCTCTATCAGAATATAATACTTCGCCCTCAGTAACCTGTAGCGCTTTGGCAAACTGACCTAATATCCCGCCTGTTTTAATTCTTTCCGGCCCACCAGGAAGGACAAGCGCAGCATTCACCAGCTCCATAAGGTTTCTAGCCTGCATTTCACGCACTAACAGAACACTTGTGCCTCGCGCATCTACCTGATAATCACCTTTGATATCCGACTTTTTATTGAACTGCATGTTCCAGTCGTACATTCTGGTAATAAAAGGCACGGTAACATTGTCATCATAGTTCTTAACCGCCCGGCGCATCGATATGTTGTTGGCAGACATCCACATAGCGGTACCGCCAAGCGTTTTCAGCATGGCGGGTTGCTGCGTTTCTCCAGGGATGTTACCCATTTGCATCTGAGGCACGTTAGTTTCTTCATCTGCATGCCGATGCGCCTGTTCAAATATATTGGATAGTTCTTGCTGATGACTTTCGATCTCGAAGGTATTAAAGGCGTCCTTAGCCTTGGCTTTCTTATCCGTCATGTACCACAGTTTTCGAGGCGTCAGCTCCCACCTACCATTAACAGGCTCCACTATTTCTTTATTCACTACGATCTGTGGGCCGGTAGAAAGCCCTGCATTGTCTAACAACATCCTCCAACTGGCATTCATAACACGCTGAGGATGGCGCATGCGATAAGGGACACCGAAACCAAAGGTGCTGGTTTCATCGGCCTCCCAGTTCAGGATGCAGTATGGAAGGGAATCATCGTCCATGTGATTTAGAGATACCTTGAGCACCATCCCATGAGAAAACCATACGGTTCCATCATAGACTTCCAGCGGGTCTTCGGCGTCCACGCCATCACAACCACAGGCGACAAGATCCTCTTTATCTATCGGGCCGTGGTATTCCCATATTTCGTACCGATTATCAAGCTTAATCTGGTTGATTCCATTGATTGCCCTCAACTGATTAAGGTAACTGATGTTTGATCGGGCGGCATCTGGCGCGGTCATCAGTAGGTCTCTGATCTTCTCCTTACTGAATCCAGGTATTTTGAGCAGGTTGCGAACCTTTTTCTTAGTTAATAGATGTCGCTCAAAGGTGAATTCAACATCATCCCAGCTGGTCGCTGACATTTCAGGAAAGAAGTTCCATGGGTCAACTCTGGAGGCAGTAGGCTTGGCGTCTTCCCTTGTATTCATTACCCATTCGCCGTTTTCATCCTGTATCCATGCTCGGCTCACCCTCTTTTCGACCATCGGGCCTTTTAATATCCCGGTTCCAATCACGACAGCATCATGGATTACTTTGCGGTTTTGACTGTTATAATCCGCTTCGGTTAGCTGGTCGTCGATTTCATCCTGCATCTTCTTCATTGCGCTTTCGGCGGCCTTCATAGCCTCGGCTGCAATGTCTTTTTCCTTGAATGGCTCCCCGGTTTTATCGTCTACAGGGGTATCTCCATCCTGAGTTTCAAGCTCTTCCTCGCTTTCCAGCATGGTCACAAGCTCAGGCACAGGGGTAACCTTCATGCCCCAATTGCGATCATCGGTGGGCAATACAAGATCAGACCATTTAGCCTCAGCGATATTGGATTTGGAGCGGGTAAGATTTACAAATATGCGGGAACCCTTAGCTTTCTGCCTGTCTTCATCCAGTTTCTTGGCAGTTTCTTCATCAGGCTCACCGTTGTAGTGCCTTAGATCATCAAGCCAGCGTTTCTCAAGCTCTACTTTCAGGCCTACCTGAGTATCGACCGACTTCTGGAGGCCGGTACCGAACTGCTGAATCACCTCAGTTAGACGCCGCGCTTCTTCTTCGGCTTCTGGTGAATCGTCTGGTTGAGCCCCTGCTATCGCAGCAGTAGCGGTGTTGTGCATTTATCGACCTCTATAGCTATTCTGGTGTCGTCTGGATTGCATGTTGTGCCTTTCCATGGATCTCAGTCTAGTTTGATTCATATTACCCGGCAGGTTCTTTGTCGCCTGTCTTGCCTGTATTTTGGCAGTCCTTCCAAGTTTAGCAAGTGTTTCAGCTTTTACCTGATTTTTGTGCTTGCGCTCATCTTCGCCTATCTCGGCGACGGCGCTTTCAATGTATCTAAAGGTCTCAATAAATCCAATATTACTGGTATCTATTTCATCCGGCCATTCATCTGCCCAACCACCTGCGGTAGCGGTACCCATATCACAATGCCCGCCAGTTCCTACGTTTGGGTAGTCTGGAGTCATTTATTATAATCCAAGTAATATTTTCTTTTGCACATGCTTCGCGCATTTTTTACACAAATAATTAGGAGAAACTAATTTCTGAAAGATTGTACACGTAGGACATACTTCATTCCCCCTGTCAGCCCAAGCCTTCATTTCTTTTTCTGTCACAAGAATCCATGCTCCAGGTTTATATGGCAGGGCAACCATTTTCTCCCCGACTGATTTTAAATCTTTATCAGAATATCCATGACACCAATCAGATAATCTTCGTAACAGGTTATTAATCATAATGATTATGCCGCAATCAAATCTGGTAGTGCTTTCATTACCTGAAATGCCTCTGGGAAAATATGCGTTACTGGCACCACAAAGGTTTCTGGTTCGCTCTCGCTAGTTATTGCTTCTGTCCGTTCTTGCCCAAGTTGATAGCAATGATCGTCAACCCAGATGTGAGCACGACCGCCATATTCATCTTCAAGTGTTGCTACTGGTGAAATCTCAACACCATTAGATAGTCTTGGATTTGTCACATTGTCAGTATTCACAAGTTTATACATAATATTTTTCCTCATTTGATTTCTTTTATCTTAATAGAAACCATATATTTGTGGCCAGTATCAGGGTTTCTGATTTCAAATTTGTTAAGGCTATTGGCCCAGCTCTGGGCTAGATCACTGGACACCACGCATATACCATCACCATCATCGAGTACTAATTTACCAATCTGTTGGATATGTTTATTTTCACCAACAGGCTCATCTAATACTTTATATTCATTGCCACTTGAATCACGATATTCATTCATATCAATATCCTACTATTGCTGTGCGTCTTGCATTAATCATTTCACTTATATTTCCATCAGTTACGATATCCTTATATGGTCGTTTAAGCCCACTCGCTTTATCATGTACTTCATTTCGCACACCATGATAATTCCTTATTGTGTCTCTGGCTTTAATGCGTATCTTTGGATCATCTGCATAAAAATGCGCCAGTATAAGTTTTGAAAGGCGATTAAATGCTGTTCTCTGATTTGCAGGCCGCTCCCTTGATTCTGTTCCTTGAGTCTTTAGCCCGGTAGCCACATGAATTATGCGACAACAATTTTGATGTTTATTTCTATGTTGCCCTCCCGCCCCACTACCACTAAACCATTCGATTCTGAAATCTTTTTTTGTTAAATGTAGACCTTTATCTGACATCATTATCAATATCCTACCATGGTATCCACTGGTGCAAAATCGTTAGAGCCCTGACCATGGAGCTTTCGTTTAGGTGCCACTGGAAAAGCAAACGTGAGTGCCAGTGCATCCCCGATATCAGGAGACCGTAGGCCTCTCTTCATCATATCCTCTTTTTTCTCGATTACCAGTCTCGAGGCACTATCATACTTGTATTTCGGGCCACATACATCGGCATGCAGCTCATCAGAATCAACGACATCCACGCGCATGCTAAACCATTCCCTCATTTCCCCCCACATTTCAGCGCGTTTATTCATGTACTGCTCTTCTTCGAGCGGCTTTTCAGCACTATTAACAGCGGTTATCCTCCCCTCATCCTCGAATCCAAGCTCTTCCAGACGATCATAGACCCCTGCACCGAGGCCACCGACATCGATAAACATCATATCTACATTGGTATTCTTTCCGGTTATCGGGTGCTTTAGTATCCTGGCACAGATCCCGGCCACCTCCATCGTGCCTTTCTTCTTGAGCGTCTGGATACCATAGGCTTTCCGGCCCTCTCTGTGAATAATCCCCGTTCTGTCAACACCAAATCTAGCTGGATCCACCCCAACAACATGGGCGCCATAGCAGGCAACCTCACTCTTTCTGGCTTTCAGCACATTCTTTGGGTTAATAAGTACATCATCACCACTGGTCTGAAAGGCTTCTTGTGCGGTAAATGGATATTCCTGTTTGAATTTCCAATCACCTTCCTCTCCTGGCACAGACAATTCAACGGTCTTGATCCGCCTCCATGCAATATGCTCCATGGTCAGGCCATCCGGGCCGAAGTGCTTTAACAGCTCCAGCTCTTCTATCGTAGGCCTGAATTCCTTACTTATTAGAACCTTGTACTCATCCTGCCAGTACCAAGGAAGGAACACGGCAATGTATTCGCTCTCCCCGGACTCAGCCATCTGCCATTGGTGATGGAAGTAATTACCGATCCCGTTGGCGGTAGACTCAAGGAATATCTCAGTATCGGGCTCCATGGGTACGCCCTGAATAACCCCGGCAGCATGAGTATCAGCATGAGGCCAAAAAGCAACTTCTGATCCATGGAAGTATTGAATAGTGCTGGATCGGCCTGTCCCCTTGCTTCCAGCGGTGCCAACCTTGTATCCACTGTCTATCGAGGCAAAATTCAGCTCCTTGGCCGAATTCATCCCGGTAATCGGCTTTAGTTTTGGCAGGCAATTATCGTGATATCGCTCCACCATCTTGAATAGATTTTGAGTGGCAGGCTCTTCGTGGGTCAGGATATAGGCCTGCTTTCCCTTGCCTTGAGTGACCTTCCAGTAGAACCTGCCTTCGACATAGGTTGAATTATGAGAAACAAGCCCATTAGCGATAAATGTCTTGCAGTCAGTTTGTATATCAACAACATCTGAAATACCTAATGATTTTATTGATGTTATTTTAATCCAAGCATCAAATCCATTTGATGATCTCGGAAGTTTCCGGCCTTCATAAATATGGTTTAAATTAAACCGGGTTGTTTTTGCTTTCCCAAGAAGTCTCATAATATCAGGTAGTTTATCTACTCTAACAGCATGAACAGGCCTATCACCAAGCTTGGTTGTACGCCCTACCTTAGTTCGTCTATCTATATTTTCATACCACTTAACATTTATATTATTAAGGTATTTTTTATAGCGATTCAAGACTAATCCATCTAATTGCGAGAACGCAACCCTTGGAGCCCTAGTTACTGAGCATGAGCCATCTGCATCCAAAACCCCAGCAATCCACCCATCTTCAAATGTTTCAGTGCCTTCATCTAGTGAGTGGGTTGCCGCTCTTATAAAATCACCAATCTTTGCATCACCAAGATTTCTCCATTGCACATAGTCGCCAGAACGCTGTCTCATGGCCCATCTGTGCTCAGAGGTGCATTTCACTATACGCCCATCAGATAATTCAACCTCAAATAATTCACGCTTAAATGTACGCACAGCTTCAACTGTGGCGGTACGCATCCGGCGCTCTTTCCTTCTATTTGCTTTATTTAACTCACCCAAGCCCTCATCAATACCAATTAATTTATCCCCTATTTTGATATCGCGTATCTGAGAACAAGTAAAATCATTACGCATGACAAGAGTATCAGGTGATAAACACATGCCCTGTTGACGCCCTTTCAACACCAACACCCTAATCCGCCCAAGCGTTTTCAGCTGCTTCTCCGCACTCATATGGAGATACATCTGGGATTTATTCATGGTAAACGCTATGGGCTTACCTGACTTCGACCTAATCTTTAGACATCTAGGGGAGTAATACTCAAAGCTGGTCTTGAATTTTCGCCTGATCCGGCGCTCAAGCTCCTTAGCTTTCTCTTCCTCTTCCACTGGTAATGCTGCTGTGGCTGTCATTTCTTGACCAGCCCCTCTTCCTCTTCCAGAAAGGCCAGCCATTCCGCGTGTTCATCGGGTTTCTTCTGCTCGACACTGGCAAGCCTAGGGTGCATATAGGGACAGGCATCTTTGGCGGCCTCGTATCTGCGCCGCTGCAACCCCTCTAGTTTCACCAAGTATTCGGCTGAGTCGATCTCTTTAGCATTGTACTGGCGCTTGAGCTCTCCCGGGGTCTCCCACATGACAGCCAACAGGTACTCTAAAGGCGTCTGACCGCCCTCAGCTATGATTCTGTCTGCTACTTTACGGGTTTTCTTGAATACGCCTTGCGCGGCTAGTGAGACGGCTCCGGGTGGCTTGCCTTTACTGCCAAGCTTTCGCCCTGCTCCAGCTCTCT